AAAAGGGAACCACTTGAGCAACGACGGAAGGGGCTTGCAGCGGATCTAAAACAACCATAGAAAAACTGCCTATCCGATTGCCAAAATATTGATAAGGGAATCCTGAAGTGTACGGAACATCAAATTCCAACACATTAGTATCTCTCAAATCAAATATGGCTGAATAACCAAAAGGCTGAGTTAATGAACCAGAAACTTCAGGACCCTCAACCGTCGTCCAAGCGCCGCCAGAACTCTCGGAAGGATTGTACGTAACCAACACGCGACCTCCATGATGCTTTGTTTTTGCAAATGAAATCCTAAAGCGAAAACCGCCTCTCCAATATCTAAACAGAGAAGCCCACCAAAAAGCATGACTAGGTAAAAACGCGTTCGTGGTGTCGGTGCCACCAATGGCCGCTGGCTGTCTGAAATTCCCAAACGGCGCAGCCGCTGGCTGTCTGTACCAAAAAGCACAAGGCGAAACACTGGCACCATACAAAGCAGCCCCAGCTGCATCGGTAACTGCAAAATTGCCAGCACAAATCTGACTGTACTGACCCAACACATATTCAAGGGCCATCTCATCGACATCTGAATGCGAAAATTCAGAAGAAAATCCTAAAGTGTTAGAAGCCATCAACCCAAGCATTTGTGTGGTGCTCGGCAAATCTACGTTTTGCTCACCGCCAGTAACTCCCATCACCATCCTTACAGGGGGCTCTTGCAATTGCGGCTTTGAAAAACCAAAAAACCTAGCCACTCCAGAAGCAGTATCCAGCGCCCAAGCAGTGGGCGTTGAAAATGCAGCTAAAGAAGGAATGTTTTTCGTCACAAATCGCGCTATGCGGGCCCCATGTGAAAGTGAATCAGACAACAAATGTGCATCATCAGCCTCTTTGGCCTCCACTCCTCTGGCCCTCTTAACCATCTTACCTGATTGAGGAGTGATGGTAGAAAAGGAAATGGAGTCTGCTGCATAAAACTCTATGTCTTCCCAATGCATATAAAGCTCGTAAGTAGGGGCATTGATACCCACTACTGGGGATATTGGCAAAATAGAATGCAAAGCTAATAGTCCATAAGCAACCACAGCATCAGTGGACCAAAATTCCCTCCAACTCATATAAGGCACCTTCAACTCACACATAGTTGACTCACTCAAATCAAGACGAACGTGCGGCAAATTGGTACATAATCCGGGATAATTGGCACGCTTCGCAGTTCCTATAAAACTGGAAGAGCAAGAATACTGCCAATTCAAAGCCAACAAGCCCTGATGAAAAGGAGTGCTCGCCACTTGTAACCTAAAACACAAAGTGGCCTTCACGCCATAAACACCAGAAAGCCTGAAAGCGGCTTGTGGAAAATAAGACAAAATACTTGCATATGTCATATCCCACTGCCCTTGGGAAGCAATGGAAGAAAAAGCCAAAGCCCCTCTGGATATCAACCGGGGTCTTTTAAAATAGTCAGTCAAGTTCTGAACATCTTCTTGATAATTCAAAACTTGAGGCGGTTTGTGATGTTTACCCAAAACTTCCACTGATGAACATGCCTCTTGCAAGAAGCTGGTCACTCCAGTGGGTTGGGCGTCATTATTTATTGTGAGACCTTCAATAACCTCACAAACCTCAGTCTCATCTCTGTTAGTCTCAGTAGCTACTCTCTTAATATGGTCTGTAGTTTCGGCGAGTCATTTCACACACGCCTTGCGACTCAACAAGGCGTGAGTGACGCCACTTCCCTGGACAATTTAAACTCGGTCCTAGGTGGTAAAACTAAATAGTTACGAGTCCACAGGCCGCCCTGTCCACACGTTCCTTACTCGTGACGTCGGTATTTCAACCAAAACGTGTGCGTATTTGCAAGCCTGACCAACTACTGTCCTCACGCGAAAGCATGTAGTCCAAATAGTCGTTCAAATTTGTCGTATCATTACTGGGTACGACTCCCAGGCGGCGCATTGTTTCGCGCACTATGGGACTCCACATGTCCCAAACTTCCGGCCCATGCATGGACAACTCACCCAAAGCATTTTCCAGCAAGTCAGAACATACCTTGTCCGCAGAAGCATATCGCGATTCTTTGACCCAATAAGTGGAATGTAGAATAGATGGAATCTCAATGGGACAAGTTTCGCGTCCATTCACCATGTGGAATGATCTCTTCAAAAAGCTCACATTCTCAATGGTAGTAAAAAACCTCAACTGCCCCGATTTCGAAGAATCAGTATATGTTAAGCCTAACTCTTGAAGTAAAAATTCCGCCACTGTGACCTGGTTGTACA